ATGCATACGATGGGGACTACCCAAAAGAGATCTACCCGACAAGTGGGCACTTCAAGTTGAAAGGGTGATCGTATGTGTGCGCGAAGAGTTTATATCAGCGGCAGCATGAGTGGTGTGCCAGAACGATTGTGGCGACAGCGGTTTGCGCTGTGCGCCATGAAGTACAAGACGTTGGGCTACGAGGTGGTGAACCCCAGTGAGACCGTCATCGCACGCCATCCCTGGTTGTACAGGTTGGTGGGCTACCGGCTGACGCTCTGGTATGATCTACGACTGTTGCGCCGGTGCGACTACATTGCGATGGTGGGAACAGATTGGAAACAGAGCCGTGGTGCCAGGCTCGAACGGATGAAGGCCAGACAGTGGTGCATCCAGGAACTATGACAGTGGCTGCAAGATGGTAAGTCTTGCAGCCTTTTTTTTTTTTGTTGGTAAACCTATTACACATTTTCGCGGAAACTTTGAAATAGTTGTGTTTTTTGATTAAAAGTTGGCGAAAATGAAAAGATTCTATTATTTCTTCATGGTCTGCCTGTTCGCGCTGGGCGTGATAGGTGGCATTGGTTGGTCGCTTTATTCAGGTGGCTATGTGATCGCAGTGGGTGTCGCTGGCACAGGATGGCTGGCATGGCCGAAGGTTGTCGAATATGTGAAAAAGATGACAGAGTGAGATGGAGAACACGGCAGAAGTAATTGTCTCGATTATCGGGCTTCTTCTGGGTGGTACTGGCATCGGAACCTTCTTCACATGGAGATACCAGAAGAAGAAGGCAAAGGCAGAGGCAGCAGAGGCTGAGACCACCGCTGCAAAGGAACTGCAAGACCTGTACCAGCAGATGCTTGCCGATGCGAAGACTGATCGTGAAGACCGGTTGGCACAGAACGAGGAGTTGCGCAAGGAACGCGATCGCTACAAGAACGACCGCAACGAGCTGCGCGACCAAGTGGAAAAACTGCAAGAGGACATCTCGAAGTGGCGACAGGCCGGTGAAGAGGAACGACTTGCGTTGAAACGGCAGATCAGCCAGCTGGAGGTGCGCGTAGACAAGATGACCCCTTTTATGTGCGGCAACCTGGAGTGCAAGCTCCGACAGCTCGTAGTCATATCGGACATCGTGGATGGTAGCAAACGAGGAAAACGCAAGAAGGACATCGAGCCGCTGGAGCAAAGCGACATTCAGTAAACCCACCACATGGCTTCTGGCAAAATTAAAAGAGTGAAAAGATGAACAAAGAGAAAATAACACGCGGTAATGACTTTTCGTTCCGCATGCTTCTGTGGCAGACCACACCTGAGGGCAACGTGGCACTCGACCTCACGCAGATGGCGAAGCTCAACGTGACCATCAGCGACTATATTGACAGGCCGTTGGAGAGCAGCTGGGAACATGACGCAGAGAACCTGAACGGATTGATCGTGAGTGTCAGCTATGACAACGTGGCTTCCAGGGAGTGCCACATCGAGGTGACGATGGAGACAGCCGACGGGCGACACATGCGCGTGGCTGAGCGTAGGGCCTTCGATTTGGTTGACCTGTCGAACGATGCCAACGTGACCTTCATGCGCCATGATGGTGCAGAGCGCGCCGAGATCTACATGGAGTACCAGGTGGTGACAACGGCGTTGCTGAGTGACCGCACACTCATCGAGCAAATGCAAGATCTCATTCAGGAGGCCGACCAGCTGACAGATCAAATGGAGACCGACCTTGCGCTGGTGGGACCGTGGACCACTGCACACATTGAGATTGGAACAGGCAGCGTGGAGCTCGTGATTGGGAGTGACGATTGAACATTGAACATTGAACATTGAAAATATGGCAAATATTCTAAAATGGGTGCAAGGAAATGACGTTGTGATGACCGTCTGGCTGTATGAGCCGGAGGTTGACGCACAAGGGCATCCGGTATATGATCAGGGCGTGCTCGTGTGGCAGACTGTCGATCTCGATTCTTACGACGAATGGAAAGTGCGCGTGAAGAACGGCTGCCAGGCCATCACCATGCCGGCATCAGCTGGGGCATCTACTGGCAGCATCATCATGACGGTGCCAGCTACGTTGTCGTGTGGAGATTACGCGCTGGAGTTCACGGGAATCAAGGGCGATGTTGCAGTAAGGTCGTTTGAGACGATGGCGTTCGGTATTGTAAAAAGCAATGGCGAGAGCAATGTGGTGTTTGACATCGTTGACGGTGAGAATAGCTGTGACATCGACATCAAGTTGCAGATTCAGCCACAAGTAGTCACACGCGGACTGAACTCGTTCGACTATTGGAAAATGATTCCAGGCAACGAGGATAAGACCCTTCAGGACTACCTTGACTATCTGAGCCAGCAGAGCGATCCGTTGGTGTTGCTCGATGTGAGAATAGAAGATGGTGACCGCATCTACGATTTTTCATGGAGCGACCTTTTGTCTGCCGTCTTTAGCGGAAATATTGTACGTTTGCGTGAAATCGAAGACGGTGCCGATGGAAACATCTACACCTATTATGACTTGATTGGACGAATAGGAAGGGCTGTGATGATATTTGGTGACCTGACAAGCCACCAACATGTGACGATCTCGTTGACACAAGGAGAAAATAATTTTGTTGAGGAATCTGAATATGTGTCATATACTATCCAGGAGCAGTTGGTTAGTGGTACAAATATCAAGACCATCAACAACACCAGCATTTTAGGTGATGGAAATATTTCAGTCGGTGGAGATGCAAACGTGATTGAAAGCATATCCATCAACGGAACGGCGCAGACGATTACTGGCAAGAACGTGAACTTGCCGGTTCCTATATCTACGGCTGTGTATCAAATTGTGAGCATAAGCCAAAGTGCTTATGACGTATTGACTACACCAGACAGTAATACACTTTATCTCATCACGTCATGAAATTAGGCACCGCTGACATATCAAAAATCTACTTGGGTAGCACCGAGGTGACAAAGGCGTATCTTGGCAGCACGTTGGTGCATGATACAAGTCCCGTGTTGCCATACGATGCGGAAGTAGAGTGGCTTGAAAGTGATGGCTACGCCTATATCGACACAGAAATTGTTCCAACGGCAAATACAAAGGTTGATGTCGAGTTGGCACTGGACACTGGTTTCACTTTGGGAAATACGACGTTTCTCTTTGGAACATTTGTTGATGGCTTGTGCCGTTATTCGGTTGCCGTGCCATCATTATCTAAAATTAGAATACCATCAAGTTCAGGTTTTACAAACGTGAATGCCGCATTTTCCAGTTATGGTTCACGCCACACACTATCTTATAAGTTTGGTGCCGTATATTTTGACGGAAGCAGAAAAAGCACGGTTAGCGGTGTTGTTGGTGGAAGTCTTCCTATTTGGCTGTTTGGAAGAAATGCTGACACAGCAGCCAACCAAGCACAAATTGCAAAGATTATATCATACAGCTGGAAAGTGTATGACAACACAACCCTTCTTCGTGATTATAAACCGGTAAGGAAAAACGGAGTGGGTTATCTTTACGACAGTGTTAGCGAGAGATTATTTGGTAACGCAAATAGTGTTGGTGCATTTACCTATGGAAACGATGTGACAACGTAAAAAATATAAAGCTATGGCAGAACAAAGATACAAAATTGGTGCGCTTCCTACCAGGGACATCACCACCTACACAACAACAAGCTATCTGACGGTTTCTTTCCGTCAGCTTGAAATCGTGAACATCGGCAACAACATCTATCAGTCGTTAGTTGACAATAATGTCGGCAACGCATTGACTGACTCATCAAAGTGGGTGTGCTTGGTGGACAATGATGCCTACACAGAATCGTTCAATGAAGCAGAAGCAGCGCGTCAGCGGACATTCGTCTTGGCAGAGGAAGGCCGTGCAGAGACTTTCAATGAACATGAAGCGGAACGTCAGGCTGCAATCAATGAGAAACTGGAGCAAATTGACGCAATGGAGTTTGATGACGTTCCGACTCAAGGCAGCACAAGGGCTGTGAAAAGCGGTGGTATTTACAACGAGTTCCACGCCATAGAGAGTGTGCTTCCGCAGACTGGTTCGCACACCGTTGAGCTTCCACTCACGGAGGCTGACTATTCCGTTGGAAATATAAGTGGGACAGATGGCTCTATAGATACTAATCAAAAGGTTAGACATACAACCGACTATATAGACGTGAGAAACGCTGCATCATTGACGTATAGTCTTGATAACTCATATCGGTTGGGTGTTGCTGTGTATAATCTGAACAAGGAATTTGTCAGAAAAGATGAGTGGTACACTGGCAGCGGAGATTATGTGATTTATGGAGGTGTCTACATTAGAATCGTGATTGCATATCCAGCTGGTGGAAGCACCTTCGACTACTCACAAGCAAATCCATCGTTTGCATTGAACAATTTTGGATTAGTGCCAGTTGCCAGCGAACAAGATGTTGAGGATATTTATGCCTTCATGTCAAACGGCGCAAACTATCAATTTGAGTTGGGTTCAATAGATAGCTCAAATGGGAAATTGGTTGAAAATACAACCGGAAACCGCATTAGAAGCAAAGTGTTCATCCCAAAAGGAGACGGCATTATGCGTGTAAAACTTGTGATGTCTGCTTCAACTCTTAATATAATACTATACAAAAATGGAGAATATGCTGGTAGAGTGGATCCGGCATTAACCAGTTTAAGTGCTGGGAACTACACTTATAAGATAAATGTTCCATTTGTTTATGACTCATACAAGGTGGTTTGCTTTGTTTCTGGAGCGACAGCCGAAACCGCAAATAACTGTTATGTTTCCATTCCACCTATAGCTTATTGGAATATGATGGGAGAGGAAATCAACATCGAGTCGTTGACAACGGAAAAAATCTATGAATATTATGACGCTTTGGTTTCCGAGTTCCCAAATTATATCTCAAAAAAGGTTCTTGGTTATGACTCTTCGGGCACCCATGAGATTCGGGAATATGTGGCCACACTGAGAGACAACTTCGCCTATCTTTACAAAGAACGTTGCTACGCTTGGAAGAATGGGACGACTGTGATATATACCGAGTCAATCTCTCCAAGAGTCGGCGATGCGACATATACCGACCAACTGAAAACATCAACTGGCTACACGGTTACGGCATCGAATTGCAATAATGGAACTATAACCGTCAATGGTGTTGTTTATAGTCGTTATAGTGATGGGAACATATCAGCAGACGTGGTGTTTAGTAGCACGGGAACATCCGCAACTATCACACAAAGCGGAAAAACATACAACCGTTATCCCGATTATGACAAATCGTCCATCTGTAAAAAGACCATCGTAAGCATCTGCAACGAGCATGGCCCAGGCTCAAATGGAGACCCAAGAGAGCCATCCGTGGTGATGTATTATTTGCTGAAAGCATTGTGCGGTGATACTATTGACAACCCACAACTTTCATGGTTGAAGCAATATGCAAAGATAGTCATCATCCCAGTGTCAAATCCTTATGCTTATGACGAAGAAGGCGATGTGTCGATACTGGGGGATTTGATGGGGCGTGTGAATGCAAATGGTGTGAACATCAATAGAAACTATCCAACCACAAACTGGGCAACGCTATCAAACGGCGAAGCTGGTTCCTATGGTGGCAGTGAGGTTGAAACTCAATACAATATCAACTGCATAATGCGACATAATGCTGACATAGCTATTGACGAGCATTGTCTTGGGCCTAATACCAACAATTATAACAAATGGCATTATGAGGGTACTTTGGCCACGTTGATTTCATCCAAAACGAAGATGATGATGTTGGCAACTTACAATCTTAATTACAGCTCTTATGGTTCTGGAGCGGCTGGACGTGGCGACACTTGGATTGGTCAGCAGAATATTAATGGGTGCCTACTCGAAATGAATCAAGGCTATGGAAATACGTTGCATAGTGACCTGATTTTGAGAGCCGATAGGCAGATATGGATGGGTGTTCTTGATTATTATAACGTGTGGGAGTCATGAACCTGACCAAACAGCAACTCTTGGCGATCATGCCAAACGCGAAGCTCAGGGCTGACAAATATCTCAGTTATCTGAACGCAGCAATGATGGAGTTTGCCATTTCGCTCGATCCTGTGCGGATGGCTCACTTCCTCGCCCAGGTTGCTCATGAGAGTGGCGAGCTGCGCTATGTGAAGGAACTCGCGAGTGGCAAGGCATACGAAGGTCGCAAGGACTTGGGAAACACTGTGCCAGGATATGGCGTGAAGTACAAAGGGCGTGGCCTGCTCCAGCTGACCGGCTTTTATAACTATAGACGCTACATGATGTTTTGTGGATTTGATGTTGTGAAGAAACCGGAGTTGCTGGAACAGCCGAAGGGTGCCACTCGAAGTGCAGCGTGGATCTGGCAGCAGGGACTTGGCGTAAACCTAAACCATGTGGCTGATGGTGACGATGGGCGCAACTCTTACGAGATATGCAAGCAAATCACCAAACGTATAAATGGCGGTTACAACGGCCTCGAATCTCGATGGAAGTACACACAACGGGCTCTGAAGGCCCTGAATGCAAGATAAAATAGAGGAAAGCCTATGACAGAAAAAGAGTTTGAGAAATTCAACCTGACACCTGAGGGTGGCTGCCTGGTACTGGCAGCGATGTGGACCTTCATTGTGGTGTTCGCCATTGTATGTTCCTGGATATTCAGCAGCCTGTACAAGAAGTATTCTGCACCGACAGAGAAGGCAAAGACGTGCATCGTGTTCAATTCAAATGATAATATCGGTTTTGTTTAGTTTTAGTGGTTAAAAATCTGATTTTACGAGTTCAAATTGTTTTTGTTTGGATCTAAAACGTAGCGACGTATTTGTTAGACATCAAGCCCAGCCGAGAGGTTGGGCTTTGTTGTTTCTGATGGTCAGTAAACCATTGCAGATGTTTCGATGAAAAACAAAGAACAATGGTTTTTGAAAATGAACAAACGACAGGAAAGAAAGGAGGCGCACCATGCTGAAGTGGTTGTCTCTTGACCTCATTAAGGCTCATCTTCGCATTGATCCGATCAACGGGTGCGAAGACGCTCTGCTGACGTTGTACGGGGAAGCGGCAGAGTCGACGGTGTTGAACCATCTCAACCGGACGTTTGAGGACCTGGTTGAGACCTACGGCGAAGTCCCAACACCGGTCATCCAGGGCTCGTTGCTGATGGTTGACACATCCTACCAGCACCGATCGCCCGTTTCGCCCACCAACATGAGCATCGTCCCCTACACATTTGACATTCTGGTGAAACCTTACATGAAACTCTGACATGGCATACAGCACAGGACTTTTGAAACATCGCATCCAGGTCTTCAACCGAAAGGAGGCTCAGACCTCCCAGTGGGGCAAAGACGGCAGCGGCATCGAGTGGGAAGAGGTCGGCTGCGTGTGGGCAGCTGTGGACTATGTTCGCGGTGTCCGTGCCATGCGTGAAGGTGCTTTGGACGTGTACGGCGTGGTGATGGTGCGCATGCGCTGGAACCCAGTCATCACACTTCGCAGCCGCATCCAGTACGACGGCAAGATGTACCAGATCCTGGGTGAGACGTTCCATGCAGAGCCACAGGAGAACACCATCCAGTTCAATGCTCAGATCATCATCAACGACAAATAAGGACTATGAAGAAGAAACTGCAAGTGGCCATCATCCACTACAACACGCCTGAACTGACAGAGGCCGGCATCATGAGCCTCTGGAAGCATGGTGGTGACAAGTACGAAGTGACGGTGATGGACAACTCCACCAGGCGGCCATTCACCAAGAAGATGAAAGGCGTGAAGGTGCTGGACAACACAAAGGGCCAGATCATCGACTTCGAGAAAGAACTGGCCAAATACCCAGACAAATGTTGGGAGCTGGCGCACCTGTCCGACTATGGCAGCGCAAAGCACATCATGAGTGTTCAGAAGCTGTGGGAGATCCTTCCCGATGGCTTTATCCTGATGGAGAGTGACCTGCTCATCAGGCATGACATCTCCTTCCTGTGGGACGAACGATATGCAGCATGTGGCAAGGCCCAGTGGTTCAAAGGACGCAGGCCGGAGAAGGACAGGATTCTGCCATATCTCTGCTACCTGAACGTTCCCAAGCTGGTGAAGAACGGAGCTCGCTATTTCGACCCGACGCGCTGCTGGGCATTGTCCCCAGGTGGCGAGAAGAACCCCAACAACTACTACGACACCGGCTCCACCGTCTTCGAGGACATCATCAAGACGAAGCCTGCACTCGTTGCCAGGCTCTATCCCAACCTCGATCGCTACTGGGCCCACTACGATGGTGGCTCATGGAGGCAGAACGATGTGGAGAACCAGAAGGCGTGGATTGAGCAGCATCGTGACCTGTGGGAGCCCATCGACAACTCAGACGCGAAGATCTACATCTGCACACACACAGACTTCAAGCCGGTTGTGTGCAACGAGGTGTATGAGATCGTTGATGCACGCAAGGGTGGTGACAGTCTGAACGGAGTTCCTGGTGGCTACTGGTCTGAGCTCTTGCACATGCACCGCGTGGGCAAACGGAAGAAGCTGCCAAAGTACATCGGCTTCTGCCACTATCGCCGCTACTTCGGTTTCATGGACGATGTGCCTGCCATCGGAAAGCTGATTGAGCAGTATGGAGCCATCACCACAAAGCCTGAGGACTTGGGCATGACCATGAGGCAGCAGTATGGCACATGGGGCAACGTGGAAGACCTTGACATCGCCACGCAGATCATCAACGAGAAATACCCTGACTTCGCCCGTGCCTGGAATCGGTCTCTGAACAGTCGCCTGCTTCACGTTGGCAGTCTGTCCATCATGAAGCTCGAAGACTGGCAGGAGATGACCGCCATCATGTGGGATGTGGCAGACGAACTGCTGAAACGCATCGGTGGTGACATCGAGAAACGAGTGAAGGAGAATCCTGAAGCCTACCATCTTGCACAGTTCGGACTCATCCATGAGCGACGTGTTGGTGGTCAGATGGCAGAGCGCATCAACTCGGCATTTGTCGATTGGAAGTTCCCCAACGCCGTGAAGGTTCCGATGGTGTACACCCATGAGAAAATCGAGGTAAACCCTGCACCAAGTTCCCCCCGAAAAACAAAGAGTAAAAAAGTGAAAAAGCATGGATAATTTTTTCGTGAAAATGTTCCAGCGGCGTGAGGTCGGAGGCCGGGTGACGAACGGCGTTCCATCCACCACCGATCCCAACGCGCCGGAGAATCAACCGCCACAGACGGGAGGCAACTGGGAGGCGAATGTCATCAAGCCGGTCGGTCGCTCTTCGCTGCTGGTGCCTGCATGGTGTCGAGGCGTGTCTCTCATCATGCAGACGATGGGCCAGATGGTTGTCCAGTGGCAGAAGATGAACGGCGAAGGCGGCAACTTCGTGGAAGACAGGTATGGCATTGCCGGGAAAATCAACTACCTGCTTCAGGTGCGTCCGAATCCGCTGATGACAGCCAGTGAGATGCAGGAGCAGATAGAGTTCAGGAAGATCTACTGGGGCAACGCCTATGTGTACATCGAGCGCAACGAGCTGGGCGATCCGGCTGCTCTATGGCTGTGCACGGGTGGTGGTTATGATCCGATGGCTGACACATACAGCCTTACCTACAACGGACAGTATGGTCCGAGGGTGCTGATGGAGGTGCCGGCGAGTGACGTGCTTCACTTCAAGAACGTGTTCCTGACAGATGACATGTACATGGGCGTGCCCATGATCTGGGTGGCCATGAACACATTGTCGATAGCAGCCACAGGTTCTGAACAGGCATTGCAGGACATGGCCAAAGGTGGAAAGATGAAACTCATCATCGGTGAAGAGAAACCCAGCGGTGCTCCTGGCACGGTGTCCTCCTTCGGATTGCTCAACAAGACGCAAATCGACAACTACGCAAAGGAGATCCAGGAAAAGCTCTACGGCAACGACGTGGTGGGCATCAGAGGGCTCGACAAAGTGCAAGTTGTGAGCCAGACGAGCCAGCAACTCCAGCTGCTTGAGAGCCGTGGCTTTGAGGTGGGTGAAATTGCCAGGATACTGGGCATCCCTCGCATCATGATGATGGAGGAACAGGGCAGCAACTACAAGATGCCTGAGCATGCCACACAGGAGTTCCTGCTTCGCACCATCCAGCCGCGCATCCGCAAGCATGAGGATGAGCTCAACTCGAAGCTGTTGCGTCCTGAGGACTTCGGCAAACGACGCATCCACGTCTGTGAACTTCCTTTGCGCCGACTCGACGCGAAGGGACAGGCAGAGATCGACAAGCTGCACCTCGAATGCGGCTGGAGCCCGAACGAGATCCGCGCTGCCTACGACCTGCCCAGCATTCCCGATGGCGACGCTCACTATGTATCCACCAACCTTGCAGAGGTCGGAAGCGACAAGCTCAGAAGCAATGGCGGTGGCAGACCGGCAGAGACGCAAGAACCTGCCGCCGGTGAGCAGTAAACCCCCTATTCACTTGCACACGATATATAGCACAAATTTCAGTACAACAATGGATGAAAAAAGAGAGATCAGAAGCATTGAATGCCAGCTTGCCGTTAGAGAGGCTGGCACGGATGCGCAGGGCGTCGAAAGCAGAACCATCGTCGGACGCGCCATCGTCTTCAATACCGAGTCAGAGGTATTGGATGACTGGGGAATGCGATTCAGAGAGGTCATCCTTCCCGAAGCCTGCACAGAAGAATGGTTGCAGACGCAGGACATCAAAATGAACCTCCTGCACGACCGCGACATGACTCTTGCCCGATGCAACAAGGGTGCTGCCAACTCATCCCTCCGACTGTCGGTTGACAGCCAGGGAGTAAACTTCGAGTTTGAGGCACCACGCTGTGACATCGGCGATCGCGCCCTGGCACTCGTTCGCTCAGGCGTGTACTCTGGTTGTTCATTTGAGTTCTACCCTCAGGACTACGACGTGGAAGAACATGCAGACCGCAGCGTGACCATCACGCACAGAAAGTTCCAAGCCATCACCGCCCTGACAATCGGAATGGACCCTGCCTATAGCACCACCAGCGTCAACGCACGCGAGCTGTACGACAACACACCATCCGGGAAGGCCGACAAGGAAGCAGAACGTGCTGCCCAGGAAAAGGCAGAACGTGAGGCGAAGGAAAGCATTGAGCGCGAGATGAAACGCCGTGCTGCACACCTGCAACAGCTCCACAGATTCGATGAAACTTTGGAAAACGATTTTTAATAACTTCTTTAACTTTTTCGAGAATGTCAAAGAAAACTTTTGAACAGCTCCGTGAGCAGCGTCTGGCTGCCAACGAGAAGCTCGGCGACATCTATGTGAAAGCCGCCAACCGTGAACTGACAAGCGAGGAGCAGATGGAAGTCACCAACCTCACACGCGAGATCGAGATGTGTGAGCGTGAGATGAAGGGCATCAACCTCGAAGTTTCTAACCAACAGGCTACCGCCCACCGTGCACTCGCTCAGAAGGGTGAGCAGTTCCGTGAGATGCTGAAAGCCGTTCGCAACGGCAAGGCAGACCGTGAGATCCTGCTTCGTCCCGATGGTGACGGCAATGTGACTGCAAACATCACTGCTTCTGGTGCCATCAACCTCTCCATCCACGAGATGATCCCCACCTTGCATGAAGGTCTGGGACTTCCCGAAGGTCTCCGCATGGTGACCGGTGTGACCGGCAACGAGGTGTGGCCTGTATCTATCAACGATGTCGAGATGGAAGAGCCCGGTGAGGTGGAGGCCCTGACTGATCAGGTGCTTGACTTCGCCAGCATCACTCCCACCGCTTACCGTGTAGGCCTGACTGTTCCCGTCAGCAACATGGCCATCGACAACGCTGCTTTCGACCTCATGGCCTTCGTTCAGACCAAGTTTGGCATCGCTATGCGCATCTACTTGGCCAAGAAGATCTACTCTCAGGCATCTTGGCTCAAGAACAAGGGTCCGTTCGGTGGTGCTACTCCCAAGGAAATCGTGCTCGGAGCTGACGCTTATGCCAACATCCTGCAAGCTGTTGCTGAGTTCAGCGACAAGGGCTTCTATGAGGGCAACGTCTGCATCTCTATGGACCGTGTGACCGAGGCCGCACTCAAGGCCACCCCGAAGATTGCTGGTGCTGCTGGTGGCTTCGTGATCGAGAACGGCCTCTGCGCAGGCTATCCCTACACCGTGTCTCACTTCGTGAACACTACGCTCAACTCTGCCAACCAGTTGGTGAATACTGCCGACCGCTACATCGAGATCGGTTACTGGGAGTGGTTTGCTCTTCAGCAGCATGGAGAGGTTCGCCTCACCATCGACGCTACATCTCAGGCCGTGGCTAAGAAGAACATCACAGCCATCACCCTGAACTCGGCCATCTCTATGACCGACCTCTCGAAGTACATCAATGGTGCTAACAACACCACTCAGGCATTCGCCTTGTACAAGATCGTAGAGGCTGAGCCCACCACCGCCTAAACTCTCTCACGCTCTTCTTGGACTTCATAGTTCCAGGCTCCGACGGGTGGAGATGAATGCCCATCCTGTCGGAGCTTTCCGAAGAGTTCAATCTTAAAACATGTCACAGTATGAGCCTGAAGACTGACATCATCTTTGTGAAGGCCCTTGAGAGCAACACCGATCTCATGGCTTCGCTGCCGGCTAAAGACGTTTACAACACGTCGATAGCGGTGCCTGACTATGATCTTGACAATGCGCCAATCCCTTACATCGTCGTGAGCTTCGACGGAATGCAGAACGAGGACGCGACCAAGGACGGCAGCTACGAAGGTGAGACAGATCGCGTCCAGATCAGCGTCGAGGTGGTGGCAAAGACACGTCCACAGCTGTGCGACCTCGCAACAGCCGTCCGGGAGACCATCAAGGAGTTTTTCGAGGATGCGCAACCAACTGACGATGACTACGAGCTTGTGCCACTGGACTACACGCTCACGGCTCAGGCTGTCAACTATGACAGTGACAACCCCTGTTACTGGCAGATCCTGAGCTACAACTGTGATACTAACGTTTAAAATCTTGAGACTATGGCAACTTTAAAAGGTGAGAACTTTCGTGTATTTGTGGGCACGGCTCCTGTGGGGAAGGCCACGAACT